TTCTTTAAGTGACACTCAGTAAGACTATGAAAGTCAGTTCCACGACGTGTTGCCGCCTTTGTGACTCGATTTGCTTCCTCATCACCTACTCTTTTTCTCCATTTTACAAAAGTTTCCTTATTAAAATGACTAGTCACTGAAGTAATCGAGACCAGTCTTAGGAGTTCTTCTTCATCAGGAACAGAATAATATCTGACTCCATCAATAGTCTCCCTTTCAAGAGTAGGGAGATTCAAATCAACATGATTAAACATTAAAAACCTGATTCCATTTTTGCTACAATGTATTCCTTAACAAGACCTGAACGAACAATATCATCAACACCAAACTCAATTATATCAAAAGAAGGCATTTTACGCAAGATGTTCATAAAGTCAACAATACCATTCCTTTCGTTTGCCTTATTTAAATCTGACTGTCGAGCATCTCCACAGAAACAAATTCTGGTATTTTCACCAACACGAGTGATAATACTATCAAGTTCATGAAAATTCAAGTTCTGAAATTCATCAACAATCACAATTGCATTATCAAGTGTTGTTCCACGAAGAAATGATGTGCTCCAGAATTTAATTGATTCCTGTGATTTAAGATTGCCATACAACATCTCAAAATCAGCATCAGAAGGCATCTGGAACATATACTTTACCATATTCTTATAAGGAATTTGATAAATGTCTGCCTTATCTTCATGGGAACCAGGAAGAAACCCAATCTCTCTGGTTGCTACAAGAGACCTCACAAGGTATATTCTCTCATAAGGTGTATTCTCGTCTAATACATCTTTAAGTGCATTAAAGAGGGTTATAAAGGTCTTTCCTGTGCCTGCACAACCATATGCAACTAAGTGCTTTCCTTCTTTATAAGAATCAAATAATTTTTTTTGATTATCATTAAGTGGGTCTATATCCACCAAGTATCCAGAACTTAATGGTTTTTTTCTTTTCATCTGCTTTGTTGTAAGACCAACTCCAATGGGTTGATCATTTGCAGATGCTCTTTTTCTTCTTGCCATTAGATTTTAGTTACTTTAGAACCTGGTGCTTTTGATGCCTTATTCAAAACCTCATTCCATCCAGGATTTCTTGCTACCAATTTATCTCTCCATTCACCAACTTCTGCTGGTTTAGGACAAGTAGATGGATCCGACCAATCACGAATCCAATCACTATTCTCTTCGCACCATTTTGGCCATTCATGAACACTTAGAACAACTTCTTTTTGTTCACCAGTTTCTTTATTAATAATCGGATATGTTGCCATTTTATCAATTCAATATAAAAATATTTAGATCCATTCCAGTGCTTCTGCTACTGTTGGAAATTGTTCTACAAAAACATTCTTACATGCTTCTGCAATATCCATGTGTTCTTTTTGTGTTCCGTGAGCAGAACGTAAATCAATATAATGAATCCAAGAACGACAAGAACCACTCATATAAAGTCTTGTAGGAGTTGCTAAAGGAAGGACAAATCTTGCACATTCTTTTGCAATACCCTCATCAAGCATTGTCTGATACAATGCCATTGCATCTCTGAAGTGATCTTGCATCAGCATCTGATACTTCTGAACTTTAAATTCATCAATATCATCAATAGAATTTTGCCTGTTTTTTGTATCTTGACGACGAAGTTCTGGTAGAGGAATGTTTGTACTCAATAAAGAACTATCAGCATAACGTTGAGAAAACTCTTGGAATGTGAAACTCCGGTGCCTCAAAATTTGAGCCGCAAGTCCTCTTGTAGTCTCAATCTCAAGAGTCATGAATGATTGTTCAAAGACACTCCAGTGTTGATGTTTGACGCAATACTTAAGAAGACCAGCAACCTTTGGATTCTCTTGATTAGAAGGATTTGACACTCGTGCCACATATCCCATCATTTTCTCTGCATCAGGTGTAACACTGATCAATTTTACATTCATGCTCCAAATCCTTTTGAGTTATTTTTATCTATATCAGCAATTTGCTGTTTTACCGAACGCAATTGTGATTTCATTTCTTTAATACTTTCTTCACTGTAGAGGTAATCTTTCTCTATCAGTCTTTCAAGCAATTTTACCAGTTCTTTTGCTTTTTTCGTTTCAGTCATTTTCCTCATCATAGACTTCATCATAATCTTCAGTATATCTATGATATTCTGGTTCACAGTCTACTTTATCATCTCTATCAGAATTTACTTCTGCCTTTAGAGAATCTAAAAGAAGTTCTAAATTACGAATGATCAAATTAACTCTTTCTTTTTCCATATACCATATTACTACATTACAATTATAGCATAAAAAAGAGGGTCTTGCGACCCCCAGTAAAGTTAAGTGCGTTAGTTATCAACTTTTAGATGCAAACTTTCGTTCGATTTTGATACCACGATACATGAGATTGTGGTTACGACTTGCGGTTTGCTCTGCCAACACAGCAGCTTTGTATGCTTCTGGGTTGTACTTAACACCACGATAAGTGATAGTAGACATAATTTTACTCCTAAAGTAGTTGGATGTTTTAAGTCCGTTCCTTTAGTCGTTTGCGTCCCAATAACAATTAGGATTTGACTCTTTCATTGTCTCAACCAACTCAATCCTAAAGGCATCACTAATGTTTTCATTTTCCTGCATACGCAGTATGATAGCATCAGTTTGCTGACAGGTGAGGGTTGTGTAGAATAATAATTCTAACATGGGATGAACGGCTCCGTTCCGCGACTTACTTGCGTCAGAGTCTCCTCTGATGAACGATAGGTCTATTATAGACCCTATACCATATTTAGTCAACCCCACACTCAGATTTGTTAAAAATAATGGATCCTGTGATTTTATTCAATCCTTCATCACCATAATTATCAAGCATATATTCACACATTTCATGAAAAACGTGATGAAATCTACTGTTAAACAAAGTTTTAACTTCAGATTTAATAGAACCCATAAAAAATTTAAGTTCTTCTCTATTCGTATATTTACCAGAAAGTAAATCATACCTTTTAAAAAGACGAAAATACTTTTCTCTTTCAATCTCTTTAATATATCTTTTTGTAATAACCATTTTTCTTACAATTTTTTCAAGTTGTTCATAATCATCATGATACTCAGGCAAATCTAAAGATTCAAAGTAAGATTTTTTAACTTTAAGTGTTGAATACAATAACCAAATTTCATCATCCACAAGAGAAATTTCATCATCTGATAATGCAGAAATACTTTCGGGATTTAAAAATAAAACATCATTAATACAAGACAAAAAAAGTTTTAATTTACAATCTACTAAAGGTGAAATTCTTTTTGGTCTCTGAAGATCAGATGGAGTGAGAGGAATCATTTCAAGTGTCATGTTATTGTTATTAAGCACTCCCGTATTATACATGAAAAAGCACCCCCGTAAAGAGGTGCTGTGACAATTTTATAATCGACCCTACAGACCAAAAAAATTGCCGGAGATTTTTTCCCGACTTTTTTGGAATTATTTCCGCTTTTTGGTTGGGGGTTCTGGTTCAAATCCCCATAGTTTTGGATTGGCTCTACCCATACCAAAACCAATGCCCTTTAAATTCTCACGAAACTTATCCCAGTACATATTAAAGATACGAACTTCTTTTTGACTACGAGTTAAATCATATCTCGTTTCTCCATCAACCACATAGGTAATTATCATGGCATCATAAGGACAATCTTTAGTAGATACTTGTTCCCAAGTTCCATTCTCTATCAGTATATCACACCCGTATACGGATTTGGAATTTTCTTTTTCTGATGATGTCCATGAAGTCATAGACTGTTCCTCTTCTGTTTTGGTGGGAGCATCTCCCAATTGATTTGTCATAATTATGAACGATTTCCCCAAGTAATGTCTGGATATGCTTCACTTACAATTTCTTTTGTAATCTTATATCTTTCAGAAAGTTTTTTATCTTTACATAAACAAACAATGTCTGCCTCTAATGGGTGAAGTCCCTCAAGAATATTGATAAACATCGTTTCACGACGAACACCACTCATAGAATCATTACCACCCTTAATAAAGTGATAGAAGTTCTTAAACTCTCTACGAATTGTGGTGTGCCCGTTCTTATCACTCGAACCCATTGAGAATGAGTCGGTTTCATGCATTCTACGAACTTCTTCTGTGATTTTAGTGCTCAAAGTTCCATTTGATGATGCCTGATCCTCAAATCCAGAATAAGGAACCTCACCTTCAGGAAGCATAGAAATTATACTTTCATCAAAGTTCCAAATTAATGTTGCCTTCAAGGAAACGTGTTCATATTTCTTCAGAACTTCAATCTTCTTTGCCTTACTCCTTTGCTTAGAAACAAGATCCAAAACTTCAAAGACAAATGGATTTCTGGGAAGTTCTAATGATACTGCCTTAGTCGTTGTCGTTTTCTTCTTC